ACTTTGCGCTAGAGGTAAATCTGCAGCCAAATCTAAATTTGACGTATACCCAAGTGCTTATGCTAATGGTTATGCCGTACAGGTATGTAAAGGCACAAAACCAGGGTTAGACGGTAAAAAACGTTGTTCCTCACCTTATTGTTAAATTTTTTTTAAAAATATTTTTTTTATTCGAGTTATATCTGTATATTTGTTCAAACAAACAACATAAAGATATGAAAACCAGGATAAAAAGATTTTTTAGTAGATTAAAACTTAAAATGTACCTTTGGACTAAATCTCCGTCTCGAATGATACCAACTTATCAGGAAGATAGTGTAACATATGAGAAGACCTGTTTTAAGATCTGCCTTAAAGTAATTCATCACCGTGACACAGAATTCATGATTGCCCCAATGTCAGACAAACGTTATCTTAAAAACGATGATATGGGTATATTCATTACCATGACAGATCGTAGAGTTGAAATTACAAATCACGTATATAATTACAACGTTAAATTATCTGATCGAGATTGGCAACGATTAACATATATCTTTGATACTGAAACGGATAAGAGACGACTTAATTATGAGAGCGAAGTTAATTCACAAATAACTAACTCACTACATAATATTTTAGAAAGAGTTTCTAATTTCAAATAAAATTTTACCAACTAAGGAATCTACGGATTCCTTTTTTGTTTTATATGAGGTCATGATTGGTTTTTGACCTTTACCTGTTTGTGTGTCTTTTTTCTCGGCATTTCTTTTTTGTTGACAAGCCCCTTTCTTTTCTGAATCGGACATTTTACCAGCGACTCCTGCTGCCCTACATTTTGGATATGCCTTGTCTGTGGCGTCATGTCTACCACAAGGTGGATGCTTACCATCAACTTTCTTACAAATGTTCACCCATGGTCCCTTTGGTTGTTTAGATCCTTTTGGTTTCTTCTTTGTACCAAACCAAACTCCCAAATCTTCATTTATTGTGTGAACGTCATATGTGTCAATCCCATGTGTACCATCTTTACCTTTTTCCCAAACCCCAACAATTCTTTTCAAATTATTTTTTAAACTTTTTTTAATTGCTATGTCATTAATTTTGTGATCTAAAAATTCATAAAAAGGACCTAACTCACTTTTACTCCATTTCTTTAATCCTATTTCCATAGGTCCGTTATATTCACCAGCAGTTATACTTGTACTTGCCTCAGTTATTTTATTTTTAATCGGTACAATTTTTTTATTTTTACCAGGAGTGGGATTAATATTATTACCTTCATCATCACTAAATGTTGAATTTGGATGCTTATTAATGTAATTGGTAACTTTTTTTGCTTTAGATTCTATTTTTTTTATCTGTTTTTTTGGGGTGTCCATTGATCCGTCATAACTATCAAATTGTAACATAGGACTTTTGTATTTAGAAACGGGTATTGTAAATGGTCCATTTTGAGAATCTTTAAATCTCCTAATCCCCATTTGTAATGGTGCAATGTATGATCCTCTACCACCACCACTATCTGAGGTTGCTTCCGATAAAACTTTTTTTATTATTTGATTTAAATTCATGTAATGTCTATTATTATAAATATCAAGACAATATAAAATGGAAGAAAAAGAAAACGAATTATTTGGTAACTTATTTGGTACCATAAATTTAATGAGTGAAGAACATTTGGATGCAATACTAATGACCATGGATCGTAACCATTCTATTCATTATTTAGTTGAGTCTGTTAAAGCCGCACATAAACGTGGGGCATTTACAATAGGTGAGTCAGAAGTTATTTCTAAAGCTATTAGAGTATTATCTAAAGGTGAATAAATAAAAAAAGGAGACAATTTCTTGTCTCCTTTCTCTTATTCGGTTTTAATTGATTATCTCAATTCTCTCAAGTCAAATGTTCTAACTCCATCAACTGTGATACGTCCGTAGAAACGGTTGTTAACCATTTTCTTAGCGTATCTTGTCATAATACCTTTGATAGGTGTGAAGTTGAATGGATTGTACATTGTAGGTGTCAATTGTAATGGTACATACGGTGCGTAGATGTAACCTGTGTCTAACAATGATGTTCCTTTGTGTCCTACTAACACTGTGTTAGCTGGGAAGTAAGGATCACGGTACACTTGGTAACGTCCTGCTAAAGTACCAACTCTTTCGATACCCATGTTATACTGATCTTGCTCAGGAGATGCGTTAGATACGTGGAAGTATTCTAAGTCATCAAAGATAGCTGAAATCTCAGAAGAAACAACGATCCAGTTAGCTCCACCTCTCAATGTAGATTTGTGGATTTGTGCTGACAATTGGTTGATCGCAGTAATCAAAGTTTGATTCCAATCTTTTTGAGTGTAAGATGTAGTTAAAGACAATCTTCTCCATCCGTTGTAATCCCAACGTAAGTTCCAAGCCGCTCCTTTTCTCAAGTCACGTAAGATCTCACGGTCAATCTCAGCTGCAACTTGTTCAGATAACAATGCAGTTAACTCAGCTTCAGCGTCGATGTTATGGAATGCAGCAACGTCTTGAGCTAACTCAGGAGACCATTGTGCTCTTAATTTTCTTTCAGTTACAGAAACAGTTACTGATTCTAAATCGAAAGAAACCTCACCGATTCTATCTTCGAATTCTAAGTTTTTGTATCTTCTGTAAATTGCAGTGAACGCGTCTTCAGCAATTTCACTCAACGTAGTACCAGTGTATCCGTCTAATGTAGTACCACAAGTAGCACATACAGGACAAGATAAATCAACTTCTAAATAGATACATCCTTCTTCATCACAGATATCGTAGTAAGAACCACCATTTCCTGTTGAAGCGAAAGTTGTAGAAGCTTGGTTACCGTATTTAACGATTCCTTTACCGTAGATTTGTGTAACAACTCTAAACAATAATGGACCATTACCTACTTCACATGGAGAACCTTCAGCTACAACTAAACCTGAATTTTTGATGATTTTAAGATCTGATAAGAAAGTCTCAGTATCCATCTCGTTACCATCAGGTCCGATTAATTTACCTTGACCAGCTCTGTTAAAATCACACATTTTAATAATAACTTTTCTTGTACCTGAAGTTGCAGTGTACAATGCGTTGTCATCACCAGCGTCATCTAAAATACTACCGTTCCATACTTGTGCCGTTGTGTCAGCAGTAACTGCAGTCCATTGACCTTTAGAGTAATCAAACAATCCTGGAGGATCTAATGCCGCTTCTCCACCTTCATAGAATAAATCGTAAAGGTTTTTAGAGTAACCACCTGTTGCATCAGTGTAACCGTCGTTAGTGTTTGTTGGTCCATCAGGTGCTCCGATTGGTTTGTAGTGTTCTCCACCATTTGCATTACCACCGTCATAACCTTGGATTTTAGGTACGAAGTAGAACAATTTACCGATAGGTAAGTTCATAGCTTGTACAGAAACGATATCGTTAGCTAACAATTTAGAGAAAACTCTTCTTACGATAGGGAAAACAACAGTTTCGAATGCTCCGTTAGAACCTTCAGAAGTTGCTTCGTTAATCAAGAAAGAAGCTTGGTTTTCATATAACTGCGCTACGTTTTCTTTTAGGTGGCCTTTAAGACCTTCAAGGAATCCTAATTTATCCCATTTGTTAATTGTATCTTCTTTGATAACTTTAAGGTGTTTTAACCCGATATTACCAACAAGACCTGATTCTAATAATGCTCCCATTTTTTTGGTTTTTTATTTTTAGTTTATTTATTTTTTATTTTATTTTTCCCATTAAATCTTTCATTCTCAAGAACTGAGGATTCTCATAAGTTTTAGATTCAATCAAATTAACGGCTGATCCTGATACAGGAGTTTTAGATACCACTTTTTCGAATGACTCATTAATTGGAGATTCCTTAGTTGTTTCAGATGAGAACTCATCTTTTAATGTTCTATAGAGATTTTTAGATTCTTTAAGAGTTTCAACATTGTCGAATCTTCTAAGAATATTAATTTTCTCTTGTTTTGTTGTTGAATGTTCGGTAAACAATCTAGTTGCGTAAGCTAAGTTAGAGTTGAAAATCGCTACTTCATTTAATTTAGTTCTGAAAAGATTCAAAGCCTTTCTGTACTCTTCATTTTTTGATTTTAGTAATTCAACTTCTGATTCACTAATATGTTGAGGAGCCGCTTTTGGTTTTGGTAAACCTTTTCTTCCAAATTTTCTACCCGCACCTAATGTACGTGAAGCTTCTTTAGTTTCTCTCTTTTTAATTGGTCTGTATTCACCATCTAAATTTTCCCCATCTTTATATGAGAATTTTTTAGCACTTCCTGTATTGATCATTTTTTTACCTTCTTTTTGTTTGGTAGTTTTATAATCCATAACTTGTCCGTACTTGAATTTAGGTGAACCCATTCCAACTCCTTTAGCTTTAAATTTAGATTCCATTACATTGTTCAATTCTTCTTCGTCCATTTCCGGGTAACCTTCAGCATCAGCATCTTCGTCCATTTCCGGATAACCTTCAGCGTCAGCATCTTCGTCTAAAGTAATTTCATAAAGAACTTCATCTACTTGAGTTTCATACATTGGAGTTTCGTCCATTTCATGATGTCTACGGCTCATACGTCTTGGTTTGATTTCTTCAAACTCATCTTCGTCTTCAAATCCAAATTCATCTTC